TATGTAAGTTATCAAGAATGTATTTAAATAAAAAAAATAAAGATTTGGGTAAATATTATAATATTAGCAATATAACAAATTGTAAAACAGGGCAATTTCATAATTGGAAACCCAAGAAAGGTCATTTTGTATGTACAAAATGCGATAAATCAATGAATAATATCAAACATGACAGCGCAGAATCTAAAGAAGCTCAGAACAATTTTAAATATGTTAGGTTGGGATTTTTATCTAATACATTATGCATTGATGATGGACATTTACATCAATTTGCACAAAAAAATTCAAAAGAAATTTGTATAAAATGCGAAAACGACAACGCTCATAAATATACACATAACGAACTCGATAAACTTGAAAAAATATTGGAGCATGCAAAAACAAAAGAATCTGAAAAATTATTAGAGGAATCTCATAGTATTTCAAAACATAATAAAAAAGAAGTATCGTATATTACAAAAATAGTTGAAAAAATTACTATGGCATACAATGAATCATCTGACAACTCGAAAATGGGTTTTATAAATAGTTTACTTAACGAATTACATTCAGTAATTGGCAACGAAACGGTAGTTGACAACTTAACTGTAAATTTGCGAGATAATTCGTATATTGTCAATCATGATCATTTGGGATATCCATTAAATAAAGAATATGTATTAACATCAAAACAAAATAAAATATCGTATAAAAAAAATCATTCGTTTTTTGAATCAGATGTCATATATTATACAAGTTACAAAAGTGGAAAGGTGGAAGTGTTTTATGATGCAACGTCTAGAATATTATTAGGATACAAAGAAGAAAGTAAAAATTACGTATTAAATAAAAAAAAAGATAGAAGATTAATAATTGAATATTCAGTAATGGATAAACTAAAAATGATAGGTCATAAATCACAATTCACTAATCTCGAACCTTATTTTAAAAAAAATATTGCAGGCAGAGAAAAAATAGAATCATTTAACAAAGAAGAAATGGTGAAATATGTAATTTCTGAACTTGTCAGAAATAGGGTCGCAAACTTAAAAAAAATAATAGCTGAATTTCAAAAAATAATGTACAAAATATTAAATAATTCAGAATTGACTAAAGATGATATTCCTGATACATTTTCAAGTAAAATGGTTTTGTTCATTGAAAAACAAAAAAAGAAAATTTCTAACATTAATATATTTGACAAAAATGGAATGCATATGATATTTAAACATTGGAAAGGTGTTACTCGTGGTATATATGCAGAAAAAATAACTAGTATTAATGACGATCATAACGAAATAAAAACTATGAGCGCAGACGACATAAACAGGCTTGATAAAAATGGAAATATGATACTATATTACATCATCTCTGAACTAACAAAATTATTAAAATATAATTCACGAAATCATTCTAAAATAGCAATTGCAGAATTTGTTGTTGAGTATATTAATATGATGTTTGAACTGTTCAACGATGAAAAAATTGTGAGCAATTTGGATATGAAAAGATTTAATTATGTGTTAAATAGTGCAACGTATATGAGAGAAATTAATGATAATAACGAATCTAACGAAACAGAAGGCATATATAACGAACATTATGAACAAGATAAAGAAATTTCACAAGAAGAACAAGAACAAATTACAGATTTGCAAGAAGAGCAAGACGCCATTGACATTGAAGGTGAATATGATTATGAATCAGGATATGATAAAGGACAAACACGAGCATTCGATGAATATGTGATGTAATTAATTTTATGTTATAAAGGACTAACGGTGGATACAATTTGAGTATATAATGGTGCATAATCAATGCTTGTAATTTCCAATGTAAAGTTATGATCCAAGCCATTAAAATCATATAAATAACCATCTGGAGAATAAAATTTTATTTCTAAGCTAGATAAATTGATTGGCTCACTAAATGTTAATAGTGGGCAAATAAAATCATCATATATAATCGTTCCTGGCAAACCTCTTAAATTTATTTTTGCAAAACAACTATTTATATGTTTTACCCCTATTACTTTTATGTTATCCAAATATTTAATCATCATAAAAGAATAATCGTGACCGCTTAATTTTAAGGAATTGCTGGATAATTTATGTAAATTTCCAGATAAATCGTGCACAAATTTTGTTCCGTTAGTATCTGTTGTTAACAATTCATTTTCATATGAATCATAGTTAGTTAGTGTGGTATTATATCCAGTTATCGCAGACGAATCCCCAACTTTTCTAAAACCAAGTTGTTTACCCATTGTATCGTCATAGTTAAAATATAACTTAAAAGACATGGGAACTAATACAACTGCCGCTCGTCCACCACCTGTGTTATTTCTAGATCCAGATTCCAAGTTAAAGTTGTTTATTTCTATTGTATATGTATCTGATGTTGGAACATCAACGATCGTATGTACATTATTTAAAATATTGGTTGGTATACCACTTGTAGAAACAAATCCAGTGAATGTCACTTGATCGCCAGATATAAGTCCATGAGAACTTTGCGAAATAGATAAAGTATATGGAGGTTCTCCGTCCCCAACTGGAGGGATTTCGGGTTGTATATCCTGAATTGGTTTAATCAATGCAGCTTCTTTAAAACTTTTGAATGTGACCATATTGGTGGTTGTGTCGAGATCTATGATTATGTAATTTCTATCAGTATAATTTGTGTTTGATGTTGTATTTTTTATGTACTTTCGTTTGACCTGATATACTTTTTCTTGTATTTGTTTTTTTAATTCAGACGGAGAATAATTTCCAGGATCAATTGAAATATTATAAATAAAATCACCATCTTCTTGATTTTGCCAATATAACTTCGTATTTACTATGCTATTAATATCATTAAATACTTTTGATGTATTTGGAAATGACATGCTTATTAATTTTACCATTGCAACATTACTAATTTGTCTTGGTAATTCAATTGTGTAATTATTTGGATCGTTATTTCCTTCATATACATCCACGATTTTAGATATGTACATATTTGATCCACCAAATGACAATTGTACGTTACTTAACCCAGAGGATGTTTTATCTGCATAATGAGTTTCCTTGCTCAGTAAAACATTTATTGTATTTTTTGTAATAGAATATACTTTATGATATCCGGTTGTATGTTCGTCATCTACTGGAAATTGTGCATTGATTACGTTAATTGGTATTCCACCAACATAATTAAATTTAAGTAATATATTCATAACATTTGTAGATTCAACTCCTGTAAATTTTTCTGGCAGTTGAATATAAAAACCTGTAACTTTTGTTATATTTCCACTCGAGTTAGGAACATTTATCGCAGTATTGCTACCATATACGTTAACGCCGTTGATAATTTCAAAAGCAGGATTTGATAAATATATTCTATGTCTAGAATTTAAAAAATTTATTGGAATGTTACCATAAAACGGTAAACCGAGATGAGATATAACAAATCCCGATATATTTACAAACATATCTGATGTGTCATATGATTTTAAATCTGTTTCGCTTATTCCTGTTCCAATTTTAAAATTGGGATCAAATGACATGGATGTATCAGTTGTTGACGTAGGATTTCCTTCCGAATCATTTACTACTGTATCGTAATTACAAATAAATGCTACAGATGTACTGCCTTGTTCGAATGCAATTGCATAGTTAGTATTGCCATTAATGTTAGTGTATACATTATTAATAGATACTTCAGTGGACATTAATCCGGACAAGCTAATTCTATCGTTAACACTACATGCGTGATCTGGATAATTAATTGATAATATATTTTGCGTAGTCGTGCTCACTCCAATACTAACATCAATTGTATCGAACATTAGAGGATCAGTTGCTAAATTATATTCACCAGCAGTAATTATCTGTGGAACAGTTGTTCTAGCTGAGCTATCTATTAAATATGTCGATGTTGTTAGTTTTTTTGTTACGTTTTCTTTTATAGAACCCTTACGATTTAAATAATCAATATACGGATCAAATGAATTATAATCATCAGTCAACTCGTCGGGAGCTAATTTATCATTCGAATATTGTTCGTCACTTGTATATTGATTATTTTTATCGTCAATCCCATATCTAAGTTTTTGTATGGTGGAATTATACGACGATATATTCGAACCATGTGGGAGTTTACCCGTGCGATTTTTTTGTTGAGAAGAAATTAAGTTGGTTTGATCATCCACATATCGTTCATCATTTGTTACATTTTTTAAATCATTAGGGTTATTTGGATGTTCACCATCCACATGCGTATGTGCAGTCGGATATATTGCTTTAAAATAATTGGAATATGACATTATAAAGTTAATAACTAAATATTTTTTATGTGTTTACCGCATTTATTTATAATGAATCGATACTTATAAAATCGCACAAAAAAATTGATTTTATAATATCAGATATAAAAAGTTATACATATAGATATTCACATAACTATACGATACATGTCAAAATCAACAAAAAACAATAAAAAATCCATTGAAGAACAAATGGGAGAAGAATATAAAAAACTTGGGCAACTTGAACATATATTGTTAAGACCTGATTCATATATAGGTAGCGTAGCACAAGACACAAAATCGCAATGGATATATGACAGCGACAATAATTTGATAGTTTCAAAAGACATAACTTACTCATCTGGATTTATTAAAACGGTTGACGAACTAATAGTTAATGCACGAGATCATCAAATAAAAGATAGAACATGTGAAAATATATATGTCACTATTGATAAGGAAAATGGTTACATACGGGTTCATAATGATGGCAACGGAGTTCCAGTTGTTAAGGTTATGGCACAATTAAAAGAAGACTGCCCGCAGGAAGAAATATATGTGCCTGAATTAATATTTGGCCATTTATTGGCTGGATCAAATTTCAATGATGACGATAGAGATGGGACAGTTGGTGGACGTAATGGATATGGTGCAAAGTTGGCAAATATATATTCAAAAAAATTTATTGTTGAAACTGTTTACGTAAATAAAAAAGAAAAGATTTTTAAGAAATTTCATCAAGTTCACAAAAATAACATGCGAAATAAAGATAACGCAGAAATAACAAAAGTATCGGAAAATACAAAACCATACACAACAATTACATACTATCCTGATTTTGAAAAATTTGGAATGGATGAAATGAGCGATGATGTCATTTCGTTTTTAAGTAAACGAGCATATGATATTTCTGCATGTACAAGTAAAAAAGTTAAAGTGTATTTAAATGACAAATTGATAAAAATAAAAGGGTTTGAAGATTTTATAAAGATGCATTACAGAAACTCGCCTGAATTAATATATACAGAGGTTGGAGATAGATGGAAAATAGGCGTAGTATATGACGTGGAAAACGGAGGCGGACAAGTTTCATTTGTTAACGGAATATTTACGTCTGCTGGAGGAACCCATGTAAATTATATAACAGATCAAATAACAAAAAAAGTTACAGAGCATATTAAAAAGAAAAAAGACAGAAAAGGTTTGAATATTAGACCATCCCAAATCAAAGATCATTTGACATTTTTTATAGATTCTATAATTGAAAATCCAGGATTTTATTCACAAACTAAAGATATATTAACAACGAAACCTTCAGATTTTGGATCAGAATGTGAATTAACTCCAGGATTTATTAAGAAAATTATTGACACGGGTCTTGCTGAATTAGTTGCAACAATGGCAGAAACAAAAGAACAGTCAACATTAAAAAAATCTGACGGACAAAAACGGTCTAAAATTCTTGACATTCCAAAATTGGACGATGCTCATTGGGCAGGAACGAAAAAATCAAGAGAATGTGGATTGTTTTTGACAGAAGGGGACTCTGCTCAATCTTTTGCAACTGCAGGAATTGAAATAATTGGTCACGATAAATATGGAAGTTTTCCATTGAAGGGTAAATTTATAAATGTAAGAAAAGCAACACCTGCTCAAATTAAAGCAAATGAAGAATTTATAAACTTGAAAAAAATTTTGGGACTAAAACAAGGAGTAAAATATACCGATGTTAGTAAGTTACGTTATGGTTTTATAATTATATTAACGGATCAAGACGGAGATGGATCTCATATTAAAGGATTATTAATAAACATGTTACAGTTTTATTGGCCAGAGTTATTGCAAATAGATGGATTTGTACAAACGTTGTCAACGCCATTAATAAAAATATGTAAAAAAAGTGATAAACTTAAAAAAAATCCTGAAACATTTTATATTTTATCTGAATATGAAAAATGGATCGAGAAAGAAACGTTGCAAAACAATGCAAGCAAATGGGCAATTCCAAAATATTACAAAGGATTGGGTACTTCAACAGATCAAGAAGCAAAGGAAATTTTTAAAAATTTTGATGATAGAAAAATAACATATATTTGGGAAAAATATGATTTGGAAGGCAATGAATTACGCGAATATGTTCCGCCCGATACTGTGTCAGATGTAGATGATTTAGTGAGTACATGTAGCACAAAATCAAAAACTGCAAAAAAAGTATTTATAGAAAATCCAGAACATATGCTAAATCCAACAATTTATAAAAGTAAATCATATGGCAAACTTTTAACCGGATTTGATCCAAAATTAGCAGACAAACGAAAAGATTGGCTTGTAAATTATGATAAAAATGATATATTGGAATATACGAGTCAAGAGATCACATATTCTGATTTTATTGACAAAGATCTGAAGCATTTTTCAAATTACGATAATATTCGTTCCATACCATCTGTTGTTGATGGATTTAAACCATCGCAGAGAAAAGTATTATTTGGAATGTTGGCAAAAAATCCGTCAGTTAGTTCAGGCGGTATTAAAGTTGCACAAGTTGCTAGTTATATATCTGAACATACTGCATATAAACACGGAGAAAAAAGTTTGGAGGATACTATTGTAGGTATGGCTCAATCATTTACAGGAAGTAATAACGTCAATCTACTTCATCCTCAAGGAAATTTCGGGCATAGAAAGAAAGGAGGAGATGATAGCGCCAGTTCGAGATATATTTTCACATATTTAGAATCAATAACAAAAAAAATATTTATGGAACATGATGATTGTATATTAAACCGCATTATTGATGAAGGAGATGTAATTGAACCTGATTACTATTTACCTATTATCCCTTTGATTTTAATAAACGGAACACAAGGAATGGGTACAGGATGGTCAACCGATGTGTTACAACATAACCCAATGGATATAATAAATAATATATTCAGAAAACTGGATGGAAAATCTGTGAAAAATATGATTCCATGGTTTTATGGATATAACGGTAGTGTTGTTGAAGAAAAACCAAATAAATATATAACATTTGGAAAGTTTAAAGTAATCAGCGAAGATACAATTTTTATTACAGAAATACCGATGTCTCCAAAAAGCAAACTGTCATGGTCAGATAATTATTCAGAATTTCTTAAAACACTTGTATACGATGAAAAAAATAATAAACTTGGAAAATTACTTGACGTGAAACCTTATTGCGGAACAAACAGCATAAAATTTGAAATTGTATTCAAGCCTGGTGAATTACAAAAAATGATAAAAAGAAGTAGTGATGGAAAAGACGAAATAGAAAAATATTTGAAACTTGCATATAAAATAAGCTCCACCAACATGTGGCTTCATAATAGCGATGGAGTTATTACATATTATGAAAATGCAACAGATATTCTAAATTATTTTTATGATTTTAGGTTGAAAATGTACCGCAAAAGAAAAGAAAATCGATTGAAAATTTTGTTAAATGAATTGAATATAATAAAATATAAAGTAAAATTCATAAATGAAAAAATAAATGGAGATATATTGCTGGATAATCAATCAATGAAAAAATTAAAAGAACAACTGGTTGGTAGAAAATATCCCATGCTGTCTTTAAATTTAACAGCAATAGATCCACCTAGTAATTATACTGACGAAGACGATAATGTAAATGATGATAATGCACTTATTAAAACAGTTAAAATAGTTTATAAATCTCATAAATATATAACCGATATGAAAATAACATCTCTCACAACGGACAAAATAGAAGAACTTGAAAATAAATTAAAAGAAAAACAACGGGAGTACGATGATTATTTTAACACAACAGAAGAAGAGTTATGGAGGCGCGAATTGACCGCACTGTTAGAATTTTATAATAATTGGATGGATGCTAGAATAAGAGAAGACAGTGATAGCGACGATAATGACACCAATAAAAAGTCAAAAAGTAAAGCATCTAAATCAAAAAAAGAAGATGTTCCTAAAAAGAAAAAATCAAAGAAATAATTAACTATCATTAATTACGTTATGATCATTGACTTAGTAACATTATTTTTATCTATTATTTTTTTTAAATAAAATTTGCCATTTTCATAATTTTTTCTGCGAGGAATTTTATTTGTTATTTTTATTTTTGGACAACATACACCTTTATGAAGT